CTAATAGGAGTATAGAAATATGTTAACAAAAATAAATAATAATACACTTTCAGCAATTACTGGATTACCTGCTGGTGTAGGTGGTAAGGTTTTGCAACAAGTTTATGCAAGTACCAGCACACAAGTAGCTGTTTCAAGTGGTACTGCAGGCTCAATTGATACTGGTTTAACAGCAGCAATAACACCATCTGCAACATCAAGTAAAATTTTAGTATTAGTAACCCATAATGGTAATTACAAATCAGCTGCTTCTAGTGAAACCAATAATGCTTTAGCACTTAAATTATTTCGTAATACAACTGCCATTGGAGTAACTGGTGGCACTAATTTTACTGGTAGTGCTATAGAAGTTATTTCTGGAAGTGCAAATTTTAGTGTTATGGATTCGCCGTCATCAACTGCTGCTTTAACTTATAAAACACAATTTTGGAATATAAATGGTGGTGCTGATGTTGCAGTACAAAAAAGTCATGGTGGAGACTGGGCTACTGCTTCTTACATGACTTTAATAGAGATAGGAGCATAATGATAATTGAAGCAATACTTAAAATAAATCCTAATGCAAAAGTAGTTGTAAGAGGTAATGATATTAACACTTGTGAAATAGAATGGCACAATGGAACAACACCTATTTCTAAAGTTGACATAGAAGCTAAAATGGTAGAGTTACAAGCAGAGTATGATGCTAAACAATATCAAAGAGATAGAGTTTATCCTTCAATTCAAGAACAGCTAGATATGCAATACTGGGATAAGGTTAATGGTACTACTAATTGGGAAGATGCTATTGCTAAAGTTAAAGCAGATACACCTAAACCAATTTCTTAATCCAATTACCTTTTTTATCTAAAACCATTGGAAGTAATCTTGGGATACCATCTAGGATAATTCCACAACCAAGTATAAATCTTGTTTTAAAGTTTTTAGCATATTCAAATGCCATTGATTTTTGATTAGTTAAACACCCTACATTCATTCCAAAAAATAGATTGTCTGGATTAGCCCACCAAGAGATTACAAACTTTGTATGGTAGTGTCCTTGAACTGCACTCATACCCATAGCTTGTGATACTTTTAAAATATCAGCACTCATACCGTGAGTAAAAAAACACCTTTGACCATTAGACATAGTTAAAGTTAAATTATCTACCCACTTCCATTTTTTAGTACCTAAAAATTCTCCGTAAGATTTAATAAATTGTTTGCTCATTCCAAACTTTAATGCTCGTCTAAATACTAAACTAGAATGATTACTATCTACTTCTGTAACTTCTGGAAATACATTTTCTAATTCTTTAATATATTTTCTTGTTAAAGTAAGTTCATCTCCAGCACTAGGTAAGTCTGGATTACTATCATGCATTGATATAGCATGAAAATCAACACTATCACCTATATTAATAACCTTATCTGGTTTAAATTGTTTTTTTATTTCTTTTAAAAATTCTATGCTATCCTTATGGTGATAAGGAATATGCATATCACTTATTACTAATATTCGCTTGTTCATAATATTCTATTGGTGAACCATCAATAGTTTCCTCCAAGTTTTTTAATTTATCTTTAGGGTCAATAAATTTAACAAGACCATTTTGTATATGTACATCATTTATAATTTCAACAGGTTCATTCTTACCGTAATTAACAATTACATTTTCAATGATTAACATAACTAAACTTATAGTTTAATTATTTATAATTTGCAACTTCTGATTATAGAGGATAATTCGGTAGCACGTTCTGGAGTTTGAGTAGCCCATTTACTATCTAACATTTCATCTGCGGCTGTATCCCAATCTTCTTCACCAACAGCTTTTAATGCTTTTTTAAATTTAGATACACCACCAATACCTAATTGAAATACCATCTCAATTATGACACATTTGGCTTTAAAATTTATATCACCCGTACCTAGTATTTTTTCAGCACCAGATAAAGCAATGTCAAAATCCTCATCAAATTGTTGATCTAATATAACTTTTGAATATTCTTGTCCTTCTTCATATGGGTCACCATCTACTATTAAATGTCCATATCCAATTGTGGCAAAATTAAGACTATCTTTATAAATAGTATTAACATAACCTTCATGTTCTTTAATACGATCTTTTAGTTCTTGGTAATCTTGCATTATATTTTTTTGCCTTTGTTAATACCTTTTTTGATGACATAGCCTTGTGTACCATTAGCACCCGTATTAACTTCTTTTTTTAAATACTTAAATATTTTCATCTCTTTTAGTTTTTTTTCAGTATGCTTTTTAAAACTTTCAAGCACCTTGTTATCACGCATTAGTCTTGACCGTTAGGTTTCTTTTGTACGCCAGCCCATTGTCTTGTACTATTACTAGCTTTATCAACACTATCTAAAGTATCTTTAGCTGTGTTTTGAAAAGCATCTTTAGGATTTTCACCTTTAACCATTCTGCTTGCCATTTGAACAGGTGAAGTTTGTACTTTAACTGCCGCAGTATTAACATCTACAAATGCTTTCTTTGTATCTTTTGCGGCTTTTTTTACTTTATTCCATAATCCCATAAGACCTCCTATTTTTTATTCTTAAAGATTTGTGTACCTTTTATACCATAAACACTTGCAACTACAAGTATCCAAAGATTTGTAAACCATGAAGGAAGTTGTTGAAATTGCTCAAAAAACTCTTTAATTTTTGCTGATGCAGATGGATCATCAGAGAAAACTCCGTAGGCTAGCACTAAAATTGGCAATGTAAGAATTATTAAAATTGCCTCATCCTTGTAGTCTGTTTGTCTGGCCTCTAATAATTTGCCCGAATATTCTAATTCCCCTTTAGCCATTTTTTCTGCATGATTAGCTTGAGCATCTGCCATACGCATTTTAGTTTCTTGTTTCTTTTTATAGATATGGCCACCTGTTTTGATTGCTAATGATAAAGCGTTAAACCACATATTATCCCCAGAATTTAAAGAACTTTCCCGTTCCTAATATTATTGCAACTAATGAACCTATTGCAAATAAGGCTTTTATACCACCTTTACCCATATTTACTTCGGCTTTTAAATCTTCAATGTCTTTTGAATTTTTTATAACTAACTCTTTTACTTCATCTAATTTAAGCGCAATAAGTTTATGAGATGTAGTTGAAGTTGATCTTGATACGACTTTCTTTTTACGCATGATCCATTTCCTTACACCAAAATCTAACACTTAATTTAAACTCATTAATCATATTATGTTCCATTATATTTAAGTATTCCGCAGATGCAGAATAACCGTATATAGCACATTCTGCATAATTATTAAACATTTTTTCATTTTGAATTGCAGGCATACATTGCCCATCTATAACTGAACATAATTGTAAAATAAGTATGAAATTCATTTGTTCATCATTCTATCCATATGATTGTAAATACGACCTATTTGTTTATCTATTGACATAATTTCTTCTGTCAACATACCAATATGAACCTCCAATTGAACGATAGTCATCAAAGCCCAGCTAGATATTCCTAACAAGATAGTTCCTAGCAGGCCTATCATCATAGTATTTAATTGAGGTTGTTTTTTCATAACCCTCATTTTATCAAAAACAAAGGTTAATAGCGATTGTTTTTTTTATTTGGAGTAATCCCTAGCCTTAATCATTTGAAGGTACTGTATGGCCTTCTCTATGTCTTGTAGGCCACCTTTTGAGCCATGCCTACATATGTATTTGATAGCCGCACCTTCTGCATATAAAAGTTTATTGGCATTAATAAATTTAGCAGGTTGGATAACCATTTTTTTGTAATGGTTACCCCCTACTTGTTTTTTATATACACTCATTAAAAAGCAACATCCATGAAGTGAGAGCAAAACTCATTGACACTACAATAATGCTGACATCTAACATCTTCACCTTTACGTTCTACAATAGAACAACCTTTACCTTCTATCATTTTTTCACCAACGATAAATTGTTTAGCCGCTTCTTTTGTAGGAAATAAACGCCAAGCAGATTTTCTACCGTCTTTCATAACAGCAAACTGATCTTCTTTACGCCATCTTTCTTTAGCTGTACACAATGGTAGTTCTTTCATTTGTTCAGCATCTTGGTGTAGTTTTATTCTAGCTTTAACATAAGCATCTTGTTCTTCATCTGTCCATTTACGGATAGGTATCATCACAACTTGTTTACGAGGATAATTGTCTGATTGCATAACACGCATTTTAGACCAATCACGTAGTATAGCCATGATAGATAATGATTTAACTTTAACTTCTTTTTTGTATCTAGTTAAATCTTTTTGGTTTTTACGACAAAGAAAATCAAGAACATTAAGTTGTTGTTCCCATTCAGCCTTACCATTTGTTAAAGCATCTAATGCACTCCAAGCTGACGTAACTTTAAAGTCTATAAGTTTACCGTCACCCGTAAGTAAATCAAATGCACCAGATAGTTTCCAATCGTTAGTGATGTTTTTATCTTTAAAATACAATCTACGTTCAGCTATATCACTAGCAACTTTTGCTCGTTCAATAATATGGTGAACTGATTGTCCTAATAAAGAAAATATACGATCAGATACATCCTCTTTAATGAGATCATTATTTCTCATTTGCAAGACCCTAATTCTAGGAGGCGCAATCAAACGGGTGCAAGAAATATCTGAACCACTACTATCGTAGGGGTCATTCTTAACAGCCCGTTCAATTACTTTTGGTAAGTTTGAGTTATTTGTGATTAACATTAAAATGGTATTGGGCTATCACCGACACTTGCACCATTACCCTCATCACCTTGATCTTGGTTCATGCCTTCTAACTCTTTTGATCTTAAAATAATGTTTCTAATACCTTCTGATAGGTTATTAAAAACTTCTTTTTTACCATTTTGAAAGTCCTCCAAACTAAACACAACACCTTGAGTTATTTGTTCAGCAATTGGATCACCTTTTTTCATAGGCATGATAGATGATATTTTTGGTTTACCATTTTTATCCATAACATTTAACAAACAAGTCACACCTAATAATTTACTAATATCAAATGATTGTTTTTCAGCTTCACTAAATGCTCTACCTCTCCATGATGTTAAATCATTTCCAAGATTAGCTTTTTCATGTAGCGATAAAGTATAAAACTTACTAATTGTTAATGGTTGACCTTCACTATTTAATTCTTCGGGAGTTTCAAATATAATTAATACTTGTCTTTTCCAACTAATTTCACCGTTAAAGTCTGATTTTTGCGTACCTAAATCAATGATTTTTACGCATCTGGCCTTATGTACGCCAACTGATACACTTGGATAACGTGGTGCATCTCCACTTCCTGCTATTATACTTGTCATATTTTAGTCCTTTTTTATATATTTATTATTAAATTAACTACGGTAAATCATAGTAATTAACTAATGTCAAATATTAATTGACATATGTTAATAAAATTGTATAAATTTAGACATGGCTACAATATTAAATGAATTAATTGATGAATTAGGTGCTAAAGCTAAAAGAATTGAAAAAGAAATTATCAATTTAGATAGATCATCTGTTATTCCAGAACATTTTAAAAAAGCAGATAGCATTTTAAAACTAACAAACGAAGGTATAGAAGCAGAAGAACAAATGAAATACCTATCAAAATTAAGGAACTTAAATGAGCAATTATAAGATAGCACAGGATCGTAAAAAAGAAGTAGTCAATCAATATGGCGGTAAAAATCTAGCTAAAATGCTAGGTATATCTCATCCTGCTGTATCTAAATGGAAGGTAATACCTCCGTTTCGTGCATTTCAGATTGCAAAACTTGGTGATTTTGATATAGAATACATTAGACCAGATTTACAAATTACGCCTATAAGGTAGGCGTAGCGCATCCACAAAATTAGCGTACAAATATACCTTACGAATGGGGCAGTTTTTTTTCTTTCTCTCTAGTTTAGTTTTCTGCCCCATTCACCCTTTATTCCCAACAAACTTTTATAGCATTGCCATAGCATTGCCATGCGATTACTAAAATTTGCCATTTTTTTTGAATAGCAAAAGTATCCCCTTCATCTTCACCTTCAACTGCACCTACAACTTCAACTGCACCCAAGATATCCCCATTGACAACCATTTCTTTTTGGGCTAAAAATAAATTAACTAAACTTAAGGAATAAAATTATGAGAAAATCAATTACTGATGAACAATCCCCTGCGTTTCAATTTTACGCAAACGATTGGATAAGTGACCCAAACAGAATGAAACTATCTTTAGATGAACAAGGCGCATATATTTTATTATATTGTCATTGTTGGAGAGGTTATAAAATATTAAATGATTTAGAGGTATTGGCAAAAATGTGTGGATGTAGATTGCAAAAAATTGAAAAAATATTTCCAAAAATCAAACATCTATTTACAGAGGTCAAAGAAAAAGATGGTAAGAAATATTTAATATGTAATCAAGCAGAAGAAGAACGTAAAGAGCAATCCAAGAATAGAAAGAAACGATCTGTTGCAGGAAAACTTGGTGCTAAAATTAGATGGAGTGAAGAAAGTTTGGAGGAAAGCAAATGACAAAAATAATTATATTTTTATTAGCTTGCTCTACTTGTGAATTAGAAAAAAGAGAAATACTTAAACCGTTGTATAAAAGTTGTGGTGAATTTGGAAATGAAATTAGAGAAAAAACAACAACATATAAAAATGCATCTGATGATGTATGGCAAGGAAATTATACAAAAGATGGTAAATTATTTGTAGGGTTTACTTGTGAGTAATTATAATGAAACTTCTCATTACCATATGTTTTTAGATTACTTTGGCCAACACCATAGTTTTCAAACATTTGATGATAAGGGATTAAACAAAAGATTAATCAAACAATTACATGGTAGTCTTAAATTACATTTTAATGAGTTAGCTGAATTGAATAGTAAAGGTGCAGGTGTATATTTTACTGTCAATGAAACTAATGGTCTTGGAAGAACTACTAAAAATATTACAAAAATTAGGTCTGTGTTTATAGATTTGGATGGTACACCATTACCAGAAAGTTTTGGTATTCCACCTAGTATGATTGTAAATACCTCGCCTAAAAAATACCATTGTTATTGGTTAGTTAAAGATATGCCTTTAGAAACTTTTACTTTGTATCAACAAGCATTGGCAACTAAATTTAATTCTGATCCCGTTGTAAAAGACTTACCTAGAATTATGAGAGTTGCAGGTTTTTATCATCATAAGAAACAACCTTATCCCGTAAAGATATTGCAATGTACAACTGCTGAACCTTACACAATGAAAGAAATCAAAGAAGGTTTGGAATTAAAAAGACCCGAACAAAAAACTATTAAAATGGATTACACACCATCAACTTACAAAGGTAAGTACACGGGAACTTTACGATATGGTATTAATGCAGGTGAACGTCATGCTCAATTAGTTAAAATTTTAGTAGCCATTAAAAAACGTGGTGAAAGTTTTGAGTATGCAAAAGGAGAAGCAATTGAGTTTGCCAATTCATGTGTACCACCAGAAAATTTAAGTGAAGTTATGTTTCAATTAAAAGATATATGGAGAAGATACTAATGAACTTATTGAGAGATTATCAAAAGAAAGCAATTGAAGATATTAGACAACATTTCAAAGAAGGTAAAAAGAAAATATTATTAGTTGCACCAACGGGTAGTGGTAAAACTGTTATAGCTTGTTCTATGATGGAAGCGTTGGTTAAAAATAATAGGTTTGGAATGTTTGTAGCGCATAGACGTGAACTTGTAATGCAATGTAGTAGAAAACTTGCAGACTTTGAAATTAAACATGGTGTTATTATGGCAGGTAAAAGTGGTAGTGTTTATTCTGATGTACAAGTTGCAAGTGTTCAAACATTTTCAGCTAGAAAAGATAATGATGATTTTGTTAAACCTCAAGCAGATGTAATTATATTGGATGAGGCTCATAGAAGTACATCTAAATCATTTGAAGATTTGATAAACGCTTATCCAGATGCATGGGTTATTGGTTTAACTGCAACGCCATGTAGAAATGATGGGCGTGGTCTTGGAAATATATATCAAGAACTTGTCAACTGCGGTACGATAAGAGAACTAACTGCAAAAGGTCATTTAGTACCTAATAGAATAGTTGCACCATCAATACCAGATTTACAAAATATTCGTATTATGGCAGGTGATTATGAGAAAAAAGAATTAGACAAAAGAATGAACACA